GACCCATTGGCGGTCGTGGTGAGGCGGCCGCCTGGTTTGGAGGATTTCGTGGCGACACCGGTCGAGTCGGCAGAGGCCGCACAAGCGCGCAGGATTGCTGCGATTGTGGATAAGGCCATAGCGGACATCGAAGCGCGTGGAGGCGAAGGGAACCGCACGTGGCCGACGGCCGTGCGGGGCGGAGCAGCAGATCCCAAAGGCGGAGGGACCTGGGCCACTTGGGCGCCGGGGTTTTACAAGGAGGCCGATTTCGATAAGGCGGCTCCTTTTGATCGCCAGCGGTTTGAGGAGGCGATAGCGCAGGTGGATCTCGACAGGCAGCAGGGTTTGTTCCTGACGAATGGCAAGCTACCGAGTATGGTTGTCTACGGGCAGCATTTGGCCGACGACGGCTCCCAAGGGGAGTGTCGTGGCGCACCAGCGGAGGACGCTATGGTGATTGGGATGCGCTGGGCAAGGGCGCGGTTCCCGAACATGACCGACAAGCAGGTGTTCGTCTTTGCAAACGACCCGAGGAATTTGCGCGCGGCGAACGCGATGCGCAACAAGGGCGTGGGCATCGACACCAGGACGAAGTCGGAGAGGACGGCTCACAAATTGGTTACGGAGGCGTTGAAGAAGTACCTCTATTGTGAGGCCAACATCCAAGAGGCGCTCAAGGAGTATGAGAGTTGGTCGGACTCGCTTCCTAAGAAGCTCTCCAAGGAGGAGAGGGAGAAGATCATGCAGGACGCGATGCACATCGACCCGATGAAGGAGCATTACACCTTTGAGCGGCCCACGTTCGATTTGGTTGTGGACGCTTTCGTGAAAGCAGAGTGCGTGGCGAAAGCGAAACCTCGCCCGATCGCGAATCACAAGGAGAAGCGATTGGCAGCCGTCGGCAAAATTGCGTGGATCTACGATTGGATCACGGCGCACAAGTTGCCTGAGATGACGGCCAAGGGTGAGATGAAAGAAATCAAGATGTCGAAGATTTTCCGCAACATGTCGAAGCAGAAAAAGGGCGTTTTCGTCGAGAACGATTTAACCGCTTTCGAGTTTGGGGTGCACAGCTCCTTGAAGCGGGCCGAATCGTCCATCTTCTCCCACATTGCGGCGGCTTGTGGATGTGAGGAAGTGGGTTTTCTCTTCGAGCGCGTGATCCACGACCGTGGCCTCGCTTGCACCTGGTCAATGATGTATAAGGATGAGACCGGTGAGCGTAGGAAGATGCAGATCACCATGCCCCGCGCGATGCGGGAGTCCGGGGACCGGTGGACCAGTTCTGGCAATTTCTTGCAGAACTTGATTGCGTGGTTGGCGTTCTTGCTGGGCGACAACAGAGCACGGGTCGACGAGGCGGTCAAGATGCTGGTGGCGAACGGCGGGAAGTTCTTGCGGTACCAGTCACCGCGTGACAAGAAGTGGTACATGGCACGGCTTGCTTTTGAAGGGGACGACACTGTGGGCCGTCTTGAGGAGGGCCTCGTCGTTGGGTTCAGCGACGAGTGCGAGGCGTACTTCCGAAGACTTGGCTGGAGCCCGAAGCTGCTGTGGAAGAAGCAGGAGGGCTACGATTATGTGCGGTTCATAGGATATGACGCACTTTTGCACGACAACAAGATTGTCGAGGAGGGAGATGCAGTGGTCATGCTTCCTGAAGTCAAGAGGTTTATTACGACCAAACAATGGACGACTTCGAACGTGGCAGAGGAGGACTTGAAGCTTTGCAACAGGGTGTTTGCGGCTGTCATGGGAACAGGTTTCCGACATTTGGAGCCCCTCTGGTATCTTTGCCGGAACATTTTCCAGGCCAACGCGGGCAGCAAGGTCACTTTGAAGGATGACAGTGTCTTGCGTGAGCAGTACATGCTGATGACGGGCGAATTGCCCGGCCGCGGGGAAGCGATCGAGGAACTCGGCAAGATCAAATTCCCGCCCTTCGAGGGCGGAGGTCCGTTCTGGCGAATCCTGGCCGAGGTCACGGCAGGAGAGTGCTCAGACTTTGAGTGGGCTTCTATGTGCACGGACATGGACCTACGTGCTCACGGCGCCGACCTGGCCGCGCATTTCGCGCGGTCATGGCTGGCGTAGTGTTTCGGAAGTTGCACGAACCGCCGGGCTGAGGGGGCCCGGCGGCGCTTTGCGGTGCGTTGTTGTAGGGTCCAGAGACAACTAGCAGCATGCTGCTCATTATACCAGCGAGAAACAGATCACAGTGCGCTGGGCGATACAGGGACTCTCGTCGATGGTTGTGGGCGAGAGGGAACGAAACGGCGGTGCCTGTATCGTGGTCAGGGGCGTTCGACTAGTACACCTGTCGGACTAGCGGGTTATGATTGGCTGGCCCCGCGAACCCATCCTTATGCCTCAGTAGCAGGGCCTACTCCTGTGAAGAGTCTGGACATCCAGTGGTGCGGAAACGATGAGGGGACAACCTTATCCTGCGAGCCGGGGTTGTGCAAGGCACGTAAAAGGTTGTTTTGTGTTAGGCGGCCAGCGAAGGTCATACCGGTGTCGAAGGCTTGAGCGGCACAATATGGTACACGGGCCGGATTCCAGTGTTTGCTTTGCTGGATCTAGAGCGCGGTTAGTCGTAGGCAGGGTGCCTGGGGCGGCCACAACAGCGCTCGAATGGTTTTGTGCTGCATCTGGGTGCGGTGACTGGATCCTCCGTTATGCTTTCCGGGCATGGTGGACAATTCTCCGACAATGGCGTGAGTTTAGGGCAGCGCAGTCGCCACTTTGGCGCATTTGCCCCCGCGACCTAGGAGTGGCCTAGCACATCCAAATGGCGATTAATCGGCTGTCATTGCCCGAGGGGCCGGGCGGACTCGACAACGCGCACCGCGCGCACCCGCACTTATGGGACGGCGCAGGGGACTGAAGTAGGAACAGCGGAAAACCGGCCGGTGGCGTGTACCGGTGACGGTGAGCCTGAGTACCGTACTTGCGGATTGGGCTCGTAGGTCGGCGAGTAGGATTGCTGGGTTTGCGTTGAGTGCGCAGCCGTGGCACATGCGGCCCAGGGGCCAGGGTTAGGAAAGGTGTCTGTGAAATCATAACCAGCACCAGGCAGCATGTTGAGCGCCAAGCAGGAGCTCGCCATCAAGCGCGCGCCGCAGGGCAAGAAGGAGGCCTTGCGCGCGGCTTTCTTGGAGCAGAACAAGAAAACGCAGCGGCCAGTGAAGGGCCGCGGCAAAGGCACGGGACAGTACCGTGCGCCGCCGCGTCAGCAAAGGCGGACCGAGCGCGCTTACAAAGCGGACGGATGGGCGCGTCCTGCTGTGCAGGTCAGCGGCCAAGCACTCGGATCGGTGAAATCGCGCCCCAAGAGCTTGATCTCTTATTTCGACGCGCGCTCGCCACACCATTTGCCGAACAATCGAGCGTGCGGCGCCTACAGCGTTTGCAGGGTCACGATGGTGGTCAAATCCAGTTCGGAGATGAACATCGTTGGCCTGATGCGCCAACGCCTCGCGGCGAATTCGCCTTTTGGCGAGTGGAACAACGTTTGTATGGTGTCAGACGTAGTGGCGGCAACCGCCGTCGGAGCGAACCTGAACACGACATTTTACGGGTTGCCCATGGCGGATTTTGCGAGAGCGCAGATCTCGCCTTGTGCTTTGACCGTGCGTGTGACGGCCATCAAGGCTTTGACGGAGGCGAGCGGCAACGTGTACATCGCGCGGCCCACCGCCCAGATGGCATTGGCCGGCGAGACGTCGTCGTGGCGGACGATCGGACAGCGCGTGATCTCACACATGTCACCGGAGGTGATTCCAGCGGCGCGGCTTGTTTTGGGCGCTTCTGTGAGTCACTCTTATCCTTTGGATCCGGAGAGTTGTGCTGAGTTCACGGACATGGACTACGCAGCCACCTACGACACCTCGACGGGTGTGAACGTGACGTGGGACTACGGCACGGGAACGCCATCAGGTGCGCAGAGGGACTTCTCCGGCTTCGCGCCGGTGATTGTGTACAACCAGTCCAACGCGGAGCTCGAGTTCACCATCACGGTCCAGTACCGCACTCGGTTCTACGTGACCCACCCGGCTTCGTCCGGTCACACCGACTACCGTGCCAGTCCGGCACCTTTGGTCGAGCGTGCGATGGATGCCGTTAAGCAGGTTGGGCACGCCATCAGCGACGATTACGGCTGGCTGGAGCGACAGGAGGGACGCGGCAACGTGGCAGATCAGATGTTGTCAGCGGCGATGCGCGGGGTGCGCTATGAGCTTTGAGCGAGGCCGATGAGCTGCGTTAACGTTTTGTGCTAGGTGTGGCTGCACCGTACAGAAAACATACCCCACGGCTGCCAACGTGGATAAACATGGACCGTAGGATGCTAGGTGTGTCACCACCGTACGACTATTCAATCCCCGCGGTGACCACGCGGTGGCTACAAACAGCGATTGTAGGGAACTAGGAGTGCCAGCTCCGTACGAAAACATAGCCTTCTCTGGCAGGTTGGCACCAAAAACATTTGCCGCGAGCGCGCCCGAATCGTGCGAGGCAACAAGCGCTATCCCTGAGCGGCATCACACCGAAGCGTGTGCAACAATCGGG